CTGATTTCTGGGATGGTTACCATGGTCAAGCTGTTGTGTGTTACGACGACTTCATGCAGGCCATTGATGCTCCCGCAAGTGCTTCCGAGGCTCTGGAAATTATTAAAACTGTGAATCTGTTTCCAATGAATTTATATAGTGCTAACCTAGCAGATAAGGGAAACACTTATTTCACTAGTAAGTTTGTGTATTGTACGTCTAACAATGTGACCCTGCAATCTAATGCGATCAGACACATTAAAGCCTTAGAGCGACGCTTTGATTTGATTGTGGAACAAATGCCCAATCCCAAGTTTTCCAAGCCAGCTGGTTCTTTCAATGATGAAATGCTGGATTTGTCCAAAATAATGGCACACGTGCGTAATTTGGACATATCCGAGGACACCAGGAAGAGCTATTACGGTTTTTACCCTGGTGCCATTCAGTATAAAGTTCTTGGAGGACCGAATGAGCTTGTTAAAACAGGAGATATTTTGACCATTGATGATCTCGCGGGATTGCTTAAGAAGATGTACTTAGCAAAGGAACAACAGCACGAGTATTATCTTGCTTCTGTAGCACACCAACATGAGTTGGGGCTACTTGATGCTAGAGGGATCGAAGATGGCACTGACGGAAAGTTTACATACAGCGACAGCGTAGTTGGTAAACCACAAGAAGCATGTGTCGAGGCCGATCAACCAGGTTCATTCCCTAAGGAGAAACACATTCGTTTCGCAACCCCAGAAGAGGAACCTTTGATGATGGAAGCCGTCGAAGAAGAGTTGGAAATCCCTCCGGGTTTCTGTGATTTTATTAATCAATGTGCTTCTGAGTTTGTTGAAGAACAAGCCAAACTCAATGGTAATGGTAGTGCGACGGTTACTGAAGCATTGGAAGCTGCACTTCCTTGCTCCAAAGTATCTTATGCTGACGCCTTGTCGATTGTGGAGAATTTGAGTGAACCTTATGCTATTTGTGTTGATACTAGTTCTTTTATGGTTGAAATGCCTACATCGAGCCTCAAAGAGAAACTCAAGCTAGTGTGTAGTAGACCTAGTGGAGTGTTTGCTCTTTGTAAGAGATTTGGTCGTAAGTTGACTAAACCTGAAGTAACAATGCTATATGACAGCACGATGGACTACCAATCTTCTTTGGAAGGTGACAGTAATTTCGTTGTGGATATGGCAGTCCGCGGCGTTTTTGACGGGTTTGATATGAGGGATGCCGTGGCTCCTCCATTTGATGACATCGACAAGCTTCAAGAGCAGTTGTCTGTAATACAAGGTAATGGCACATTGGAAAGTCAAATTGTTGGTGACCCTCCCACTACCCTGACAGATCTAGCAGGACGCTTTAAGACTCTGGCGTCATTACGGAGGACACCTGGAGTCAATCCTGATAGTCCCTTCTACTCGGTTAGATTTATAAATTCATTCTATCGTAAGTTTATGCCCAACCATGTGTCCACATTATCCCTGTATGAAAAGGATAGAATTTTAACTATTATATCCGCCAAATACACTGCGTTATTGTGGAAGAGGAGTGAATTGCTCAACCGCATAGTGTTAGAGACCAATCGTAGCATTACTATTGAGGACTTTGACGCGTTCTATTTTTCTGATGATTTGATGAGTGCTTTCGACGATTATGACCCCAAGGGAAATCACAGTCTTAAATACATTTTAGACAATCTTTGTGACGTTTATATGGAGACTGATGACATGATTTATCGCGCTTTTGTCGGCGGTCCAATACAGACTACCGATTACTTGAGTGCCTGGTTGCGCGTTAATATCATAGCTCGGGTCAAAGTTAAGGCACGCCGCACCATACACCGTATTAAAACGGTGTTGGAAAACGCCTCATTCTGGAATCCTCTATTCGGCATTTTAAAGCTGGCGAGTGGCATCGTGGCGGGGGCTGCCCTTTCGTCTTTGGCCATGATTTTAAGTGTAAGGGCGCTCAACAAAGTTCTTTCCCCTAGTTCAAAGAGGAAGAATCAAAAAAAGAAGCAGGGTTCCACTGTTTTGGAGACACCTATTCTTCCTGGCCCACCCGCCAAAATCAAGGTCTTCGAGGGCAATGAACAGTACCAGAGTGATGGACCATCTGCTGGTAGTAAACATCGCCTCAACCGCTCCACTGTTATTAAGAATATGGAGAACGGTCAGATGAGTAGGAGTCAAGCCTTAAAATATCAAGCTGGCGTACTAACGGAAACTAGCCGCAAGTTCATGGCTAAGCACTTGTCTAGTAATTGTTTTAATCTAATAAGATTACTCAAAAATGGATCTGAAATGACCATTGGTCAAATCACCTTTATCAAGGGCACTAATTTTATGATGCCGTATCATTTTGCTAGCGCTCTGGAAAGGTTAGTTGAGCAAGAAGTGCTCAATCCTAATGATGAATTGGTAATTGCATCATGCATGAATGAAAACATTTACCACAGCCCAGTAAAATATTTTTTACCTGAATTTTTAGCCTTTGATAAAATTAAAGACTTAGCTGTGGGGACAACCCGTTTGTTGGTTCCAGCACGCCCCAATATACTGAAGCACTTTATAAGTCAAAAAGATGTTAAGTATTTTGAGTGTTTAAGTGTCAACCTGTGGGTTTCGAGGGACAAGTGTACGTATGTACATCCACTGGAAGCGGTATGCCGTAAGCGTTTGGTCTTCACTGAGACTCATAAAGGTGAAGTAGAATGCTCTAATGTGGTTGTTTATTCCGCTGGCACCGATGAAGGTGATTGTGGGAGTTTGATTAATTTTAGTTCCACTAAAGATCGGAACAGATTCCTTGGTTTCCATAATGTCGGCAACGGTCGTAACAATGCCATGGGTCAAATAGTTACAGTCGAGGATTTGAATCTGCTCCTGCAAGATCTACAGAATAAAGTGACTGAGCAGGGCATGGCGTACCAGTGTCAGGTACCTGTAATGGACGTAGGGGAACACGGCTATATTACTATTAATGAAGAACAGAATGTCTATTTCACTGATTTTGAGGTAAGTAAGGTGGGGCGCAATGAGAAAACAGCTCTGCGCAAAACCCTACTGGCCGATGATTATGACATAGGGTCCGAACCAGCACACTTGAGACCCTTCATTACGACCGAGGGCGAGATGATTAACCCTTATTGCGTTGCACGGTCGAAATATTGCCGAGAATCCTACTGTACCCCCAGCACTAAGAGCTTGGAGGTAGCTGTCACAACTTATGAGAGTAAGTTGCGAACAGCCCTGAAAACTCTGCCCCCCGGCTTTAAATTCGAGGTGTACACCATGGAGGAAGCGGTACAAGGACGCGCGGGTGAGCCATTCTTCAACGCCATCCCTCGCAGTACGAGTCCAGGCTACCCTTACAATAGCCGCGCTTTCACTCTTACAAAAAAAGGAAAGAAAGCTATATTTGGTGATTCAGAAATCTTCGATTTCTCAACCGATCTAGCCCAAGATGTTGCGAGGGAGGTTCGGGAATATATACACTGTGCTGAAAATGATTTACCGTACAATGTATACTACACTGATTCTCTAAAGGATGAGTTACGATCGATTAAGAAAAATGCAATCGGGGCCACACGTCTGGTTTCGTGCTGTCCCTTAGTCTTAACCATCGTAACTCGAATGTATACATTGGCTTTTTCGCGCTTCTTTTGTATAGGCGCAGTAACTAATGGATCAGCCGTTGGTATCAATCCCATGGGTCAAGACTGGAACTATCTTGCTCATACACTAATCGATAATAGTCCTAAGGTCATCTCAGGTGACTTTAGGAATTTTGACGGTAGTGAGCGTATTGATGTACACTGCTACATAATGCAGATCATTGATAGATTTTACCCCTCTGATGCTAATGCGACACGAGTGCGCATGCGACTCATACGAGATCTTAGCCAATCCCTGCATATATGGGGTAATGAAGTCTTCTTATGGCTTGGTTCCCTTGCAAGTGGGAATCCCCTTACGACAATAGTGAACAGTATGTATAATCAGCTGGCTTTTAGATATTGCTGGAATGAATTATTGGAGCAGACTGACATTTATTATCCCGCTGACTTTGATGATTATGTGGCCCTAATAACCTATGGTGATGACAATATCATGAGCATAGCGGGCGAGGTGGGTGAATTCTTTAACACCTACACAATTTCCCTAGCAATGCGGGACCTCGGACTGGATTATACTGACGATAGTAAGTCCAGTATCGAATCCGTGAAATGGGGAACACTTGAGGAAAACACTTTCCTCAAACGACAATTCACTCGCGATGCAGTATCTGGGCGATACATTGGCCGGTTGGATATGAAAACTATACATAAACTAGTTTCATATGTGCGTACCGGCAGACCTTTTAAAGTCGCGCTTTCAGAAAATGTTGACAATGCTCTTAGGGAGTTAAGTCTATACGATCGCGAGACTTTTATTGCAGAGTCTAATAAGATTAAACACTTGTGTCAAACTTATTATAATCTGCACATCGTAGTTAAACCGTACTTTGAACTACGTGGTGAGCAACTCAATAGCGAGATGTATTACCAGTGCGGTCTCATAGGAGGCAAGTGTGGCCAATTAACTGAGCCGGCAACACTTAGCAACGTGGTATTTACCACTATGGCTCAACCTCGTGACCCGGAGCTTGTTCACTCTGGTGTCTTATACGTTAAGCGAACAGCTAATAATACAGAATTAATAAAACAAAC